TGGAATAGCGGATCGCCAAATGTATCTGCTAAATCTCTCTGCGAAGTAAGCAAGTAAGGTTTACCTGCATTAGCTTTTAATGTTCCTTGTGCGGTTCCTGTTCCAGCTGCGTTTGTCTTATTGCTTGCAGATGCAACAAAAACCATTGGTACTGTACCTGGTTCAGCTGGAGTGTAGAAACTCTCGTCAATTACGCTAACCTGTACGCCTGGTGATGTCAATGCCATATCGTTTTCTCCTATTGGATTGTTATTGTTAGTATTTAGCATACTACGATAAATTTATACGAGTTATAGCGGTATAAAAGGGGCCGAAAAGGTGAGGTAAATACAATATGAGACCATTATGCAAGTGCGGCCAGCGTCCTGCGGCTATAAACTATAAAAAAGAGGGCAAAGTTTATTATCGTAAACTATGCGAACGCTGTTTACGTAGTGGAGTTAGCCACGGAGTGCCTAAATGGAAACAACGTGGCTATATCAAGAAAGACTTTTGTGAGAAGTGCAATTTTAAAAGTAAACACACTGAGCAATTCAATGTGTTCCACATAGACGGAGATCTAAATAATTGCAGTCCTATGAACTTAAAAACTATCTGTGCAAACTGTCAACGGCTTCTTCAGAAGGAAGGAAGCCGTTGGAAGCAGGGAGACCTAGTTCCAGATTTTTAAAAATTCTATGGCGCATAAGTGTATCAACATTCTTATGCAATCTTGCAAGGTCGCCATTATTGTCAATTGTATAATCGCACATCCATTGCTCAATGCTCATTGAACTAGGATCTTCTTTAGGTAAGTGGTCGCAACGATCTACCCAGATAGCATAATCAAATACGCCTTCATTATGCATTGCAAAGAATTCACGCCTATTGCGCAGGCCGCAGTAAATGTCGTGTGATGCAAAAATATTTCTGCCCAAACGTGCTAGGTCGTCTTTACAATAATCGTGAATCATATTGTACCATTCAGTGCGATGGTTGTGGCGATCTGCATAACACTCAACTTCGTCTGCATATCCGTACTTGTCTTTTAATTCATCAAAGATAAAAAGTTTTGAACAGAACTGACTACTTGATTCAAATGTATATCCGTATGTTTGCAGAATATCACATACAGTATCTTTGCCGTGACGTCCATGTCCGACTACTAAAAGTTTAGGTAAATGCATTATTGTCTCCAGTGATCTTTACAGTAAGTATACACTAAAGTAACACAAGTGTCAAGATGTTTTATCCGATTAAGAATCCGTAGCCGTTGCCGCCAGCTTGTGCCATTGAAATTTCAGTTTCAAGTTTTTCCATTTCAGCTTGTGCTTCTGACTTTAGACTTGATCCGTTTAGGCTTGTGCCACCTTGTGGTCCTGCAATAGTAGCAAACTTTTCACGTGCTTCACCTAACATATATTTGCAAGTTGCAAGAGTATAATCTTTGATCCACTGAATGGCCATATAGTCGACTAACAGTTCTTCATCAGGACGATAGTTGTATACGTACAGCATTAGGGTTTCTTCTGCTCTTGGACGTTGGAGAATTGTTAACTTTTTAGTAGTGCTGCTCCATTTAAACTCAATAAAGCTACCAAACATACGACCTACTAATTCTTGGTATTGCGAGAACATATCATAAGTTGCAAGTCCACCCATGTTTGAGCTAGACAACAAGTATGTATTAGTATACGCCATGTTAAACGGTTCAAACACGCTTCCGCCATCACCACCGCCTGTACGTGATCCAATACTTCTACGGAATATCTGACGTACTTCCATTACTTCTTTAGGCAAAATATATTCGTTTTGGTCTACGATTGTAGGCATAAACAAATATGACTCTTCCACTGAGTTTTCTGTGCGCTGTCTATAACGGGTCAACGCCTTCTTTAATGCTGTTTCGTAGTGAATTGGGTCGAGCTCGACATCAACCATTCCACCACCTAGTAGTGTATGTACGTAATCGTATACTTCTTGTTTTGCTGTTGTCGCCATATTTTAAAGTCTCCGTAGTATTTATCGTATCTATTCTTTTACGCTAAATATGTATATGCCACGATTAAGTTTATACAAACCGGAAAAAGGTAACGACTACCACTTTATAGACAAGCAAGTGCTTGAGATGTTTACTGTTGGCGGTACCGATCTACACGTACACAAATACTTAGGTACTGAAAATCCTACTGATGCAAACGCAACAGCGGATCAACCTCAGTACGCAAGTGTTGCTACTACCAACATACAGGACCTACTATTTTTAGAAAATAGAGACAGAAAATACGATCCAGATGTATATACATTGCGCGGGATCTACAATGTACAAGACATTGACTTTAATATGAGTCAATTTGGTCTCTTTCTAAGCAACGATACACTGATGCTTACTGTACATATAAACAGTAGTGTAAAAACTATAGGTAGAAAAATCATTGCAGGCGATGTTATTGAATTGCCGCATTTAAAAGATGAATATGCACTGAACGATTATAGTGTGGCACTTAAAAGATTTTATGTAGTCGAAGATGTTAATCGTGCAAGCGAAGGATTTAGCCAAACTTGGTATCCGCACTTGTATAGACTAAAACTTAAACAAATTGTCGACAGTCAAGAATTTAAAGAGATACTCGACTTACCTGCTGAAGAAGAAAATCCAGGCGGCAATACATTGCGTGATCTATTGTCAACATATGATAAAGAAATGCAAATTAATCAAGCTGTGCTAAATCAAGCTGAAGCAGATGCAGCTAAATCAGGTTACGATACAAGTAATTATTTTACATTGCAATTAGATGCAAACGGCAATACTGAATTAGTTGATACTAATAGCGACGGCGTACCCGATACTATGCAATCACCGGATCGCCCTGGATATAATGGTTATTTGTTAGGTGACGGTATTCCTACTAACGGCGAGGCATTTGGATTTGGCATTAGTTTCCCGTCAGTTACTGAAACTGGAGACTTCTTTTTACGTACAGATTTTTCGCCAAATAGATTATTTAGATATGACGGCGCACGTTGGGTCAAGCAAGAAGATAATGTACGCATGACACTATCTAATACTGATACACGTTCAACGCAAAAAGGTACATTTGTAAACAATACTAATACTGATACAATTGCCGGTGAAACCATTGTTGAACGTCAGAGCTTATCAGATGCTCTTAGACCAAAGGCTGATTAATTATGAGATATACAGATATAAAACTATGTGAAAGTCCTAAAAATAGAGGAGAACGCTGGTGCAGAACATTAAACACTGCTAGAGATAGAATTGAATTCAATCCTAATGGTTTGAAAGCAGCAATTCGAGCTGCTACTGCGCACATGCAACGTTATCCCGATGATGCACCATTTATACAAGATTGTTTAAATGCTGCAATTGCAGCAGCTAAGGGATTTACAGATAATAGCGGTACAGCTATTATACCTGGATCAAGTAGTGGTAGAGGCACTAGCGACAATGTATCTACTGTTAGAGGTGACGGCGACGGTGATACTACCAGCTCATCTACTGTTAGGGGCGATGGTGACGATAGTACTTCTAATTCTGCAGCGGCAGCAGCGGCAGCAGCTACCCAAGGTGGATCAGCATCAGACGGTGAAGAAAGTGGCGCAGGCGGCGACGGAGACACACGCTCATCAGAAGAGCTAAGACGTGCTGCTGACGAATTGCAAGGATTGCTCGATGCAGAAGACTGGCAAGGTGCTAGAGATTTAATTGACAGCAATCCTGATCTAAAAGCATTAGTGCCTGCTGAAATGGATAGTGATTTAAATGCAGCTATCCAAGCACAAGCAGATGCAGAAGCAGCAGCAGAGGCAGCAGAGGCAGCAGAGGCAGAAGCAAGACGAAACCGTGAAAACGAAGAAGCAAAAGCAGCAGCAGACGCAGCAGAAGAAGCAGCAGCTAGGGCTGCCGAGATAGAAGCTGCAAGAATTCGAGCAGCAGAAAGAGCAGCAGAAGAAGCAGCAGCTAGGGCTGCTGAAGAAGAAGCAGCAGCTGAGCGAGCAGCTAGAGCAGCAGATGATGCTCGTCAAGAAGCAGAACGTTTAGAAACCGAACAAGAAGAAGCAGGCGGAACACTTCCGTCAGATACGCCGCCACAGGCTACACAAGATACATACACCTGGGATGAACTAAAACCATGAGATTTAATGAATTTAAAAAACTAACCGAAGCTGAAGACCGTGTAATAGCCGCTGTTGAATTTACTGATGGGACACGAATTACTATAAGAAACATTCCTAGAGCAGTTACACAAAGCAACAATTTTGATAGTCAAATACGAGCTAGGGCGGCTAAAGCAAGACCTAATTTGTCTTTTTCAAGATGGAGTTTAGTCAACGATGCACAAGCAGACCGAATCGACAGTGCTCCAGAAAGAACATTTACTCCAACTGCTGAAGAAGAAATAGATATGCAAAACGTACAAGCGTTGTGGGATCATTTAAGAAGTCGATCTAAAGCATCAACACCATTTACATTTACAACTAGCCAAGGCAATAAAGAAACAATACAAAATCCTGCCGAAATGTTAGATTCTGAAGCTGCATGGAATGGCAGTATGGCTGATCAAGATATGCTAAAAAAGAAAGTAATTTATGCTCTATTAGTAGATGACAATATTACAACTGTTGGTCCTGGACAGCCTGAGCAAATTCCTGGAGAGCCTTTAAGAATCACGATTGCTCCTGAAAGTTTCCAGTATGTACGTGCTATAGTATATAATACAGGTGATCAATAATGCAGCATTTTTATGACGGTCAAATTCGCAGATATATTACGCAGATGGTTCGTCTGATGAGTAACTTTAGTTACAAAGACGGCAAAGGCAATCTCACACAAATACCAGTAATGTATGGCGATCTAACACGACAGGTTGCAAACATCATTAGAGAGAACAGCGAAAACAAGATTCCAAGTGCGCCGCGTATGGCAGTATATATTACTGGCTTAGAATTAGACCCTACACGATTAGGTGACAGCAGTTATGTTAATAAACTTAATATTAGAGAACGTGCATATGATGCAGCTGGCAAAGAATACTTAAACTCTGAAGGCAAGAATTATACAGTTGAAAGACT